TACAGCCGTTCCGAAGCTGATAGAGGTTCCACTTACAGTCCCTACTATGGCAGTTCCGTAGTTAGAGTTACCAACGTCCCTATACGCAATAACTACTTTGTTAGAGCTACTATCAAAGGTAGCTGACATATAATAGGAAGTAGCACTCTCAAAGACTACAGGACTGCCTACAGCCCCCTCTTCACCATCAACAACACTAACAGTCCCGTCAGCATTAACTACAACAGGCTTACCATTCGGCAGTGTACCACTGGCAACTGCCCGAACTTCACCACCCACAGGTGTGTTACCTATGGTACGCATTTTATGAGATTTCCTCGTAGCTTACGATAACTTCCAAGTCGTTAGCTGTGCCAGCAGTTGCGGTAATAGACCTGTCTTCCTCAAGGTAAATCGCTGTGGACTTATCCAAGGCAACCAACGACGAATCAGCACCTACCGATGCAGTAGCAATCAGCGAGTATGCTGTGCCGCCGCCATCGTCTTCGCTGTGCACGTCAATGGTAATGTCAGCAGCGTTTGTGCCATCGACGTTAGCCACTTGGATCATGTTGATCTTGAACACCTTGCCAGATGATGCAGCGTTGCTGACCAGTGTGGTTTGCGCGGTTGAACTTAAAGCCACCATTGCCGACTTGGCGGTGATCGTGGCTACATTTACTACGTTTGGTGCGGCCATGGTTTTCTCCTATTAACCGAATACAATAGCCATAGCGATGGCTTTTCCTGTTGAGGCTGCTGCGTCGGCCTTGTCCTCAACGACCTTTAATGTCGTATCAAGGTCGTCCCAGTTTCCGTTAAGATACCCACCCCAAGCGTCTTCGTCGCCGCCTACGGTTGGCTTATTCCAAGAATAATTTGTCGTTGTCGTAGGCATTACGCGGCCCTCTCTAAATAATCTGCCTCGGTCCATGTATTACTTGGATCGGGCGCTTCTGTCCATGTTGTAGTAGGTTCGTCTGCGTCAAGCCATTTATACCGCGCCGAAACGCTGGTTGATATAGCAATGACAGACGTTCCAGAAAACAATCTGACCCTGTTATACGCTATATTCGTGGAAATTGAAACAGTTGCATTTGCACGACCAACAACGTCAATTACGCCGTTCGCAGTGAATACAAACGCAATACTTGGCGAAGCGCCTGACTGACGTATTGCCTGTGCATTGACGCTGGTCGTAACACCGATGCTGGCAGACGCGCTGCCCTCTTCGATGCTGATGTTTTTACCGTAAAGATACGACCCGTAGGTGTTTAAGCCGTAGCCAGCTCTAAACCCGCTAATCACTTCGTAAGTAATCGCGGACACATTGGCGATGCCGCCAAGGCTTACAGACGCCGAAGCATCCTTAATTATAATATAGCTTACGTCAGATGACGTTAAAGCAATACTGGCTGACGCAGAAGCCTCAACAATCGTTACAGCACTCGCAGACGCAGCAAAACCTATGGACGCACTAGCCGCAGCTTGTGTCGTCTCAGGCTCACCGTATAGGCCGCTGGCGTAGTCGCCAGAGCCGTATGTCGAGCGCAAAGCCATTAGCTGGCCGTAATGTCTAGGTCACCAGTTGGGATGCGGAACACATCGCCATCGTTGATAGCTTTGGCAGTATCAAGCGCGGAGTGTATAATCATGTTACCGCCAGATGCCGCGTCCATGATGCCAATCCAGCCGATTGTTCCCCAATTGCCGCCAGACGCCGCTGGAAACTCAATCGCAGAAGAATTGGAAGCTGTGTCTGTTGTGACTGTAAACGCAGCAGATGTTCGGGCATAATCAAACCCAGAAACCTCGGTGCCAGCAGCGCCAGTGTCAGTTGGGTCAGATGTAAACAAGCCAACATACCACGCTGTGGGGCGTGTCACGCTGTCAGTAGTCAACAAATACTTCAGCGTACTTGTCTCAAAAGCGTTTGTTAAAGACATTTAGTCTCTCCGATCAGATATATCTGGGTGAAGTATACACCCGTTTTCATTTAATAGCCAGAGGTCCGCATACGCAAACCAGAACCCGCAAATCGCGTGTCGTCAGACGATTTCTGCAATGACTGGATTGCGTTTGTGTAGAGAGACGCCCAGATCTGCGTGCGAGCGTCATCGTTTAGATATGGTGCCGATTGAACCAACGCGCCGTACAAATAAACGTCAGGAGCGTCTTGCAGAAGCCAGTTATAAGAGTTTGTGGAGCTAAGTTCCGGCGTCTTGCCGTAGTACATTAGCTGCATCTGATATTCAGTGTCTGGCGTCGGCCACACTTCGATTTCATTTCCGACGTTTGCATAAAGACGCGGGCGTCCGCTTTGATCCCTGCTGTCTTGGCGAGACTGGATCAAGTCGTCAATCGACGCCGCATTGATCCTAAAGGTAGTTCCAGACGTAATGCTAAAACGAATTGTCTCAAGCCAATCGTCAGGGACTTGCACGTAGCGGCTGTCTAGAGTTGCGTTGGAACGCTGAACCATTTTGTAATGACGCAAATCACGATTGATGCTGCTTTCAGCTAACGTGATAAAGTCCGGAACGACAGAGGCGAGATCGTCTCTGTTTAGCCAGCCCGTAATGCTCGTTTTCAGCTCATCGTAAGTTGTAATAGCCATTAAAGTGTTCCGCTTCGCGTTCTAAAGGCTTCGTTGTCAGACTGGTTCAGCCACTTCTTTAGGGCCGTTGGGTCGTCGGCTATGCCTTGCTTCTTCAGCTCATAATACACGGAAAGCGGAATGCTGGCTACCTTTGCGTGGTTTCCAAACTTTCCCGACACATCGTTGTATGAACGCTTATTAGCTTCAAGTATTTTTGTGCTGTCTTGCACAGTTTCAATAACATACTCGCCTTCGCCCGTGACGTGCCAGTATTTGGTGATCCCTGTCGCTGCGTCGCGACTAAAAAGTCTTTTCATGTTTCCTCCACAAGTGAATGGGGCGACCGAAGCCGCCCCACCATATTTATGATACGTTCAAGTCAGCGATCAGACCGTGGGCCTTTTCGTTGGATACCTTTAGTCCGGCTTCGCAGATAAGCATTTTCTTTTCTGCATCGCCTGTCTTGGCAAGGTCCACAGACTGTACCGGACGCAAAGTCGCGATTGATGCATACTCAGTATCTAGGCACCAAGCATCGCGTTCACGGCTGAAGCGGTTAGGCACAACAGTCAAAGCGCCGAAGTCGCTCAGATACACGTCAGCAGCACCGATGATGGTTGTTGGGCCATCTGTTGGAGCTTGATAACGCTGCGCTGCAATGCCGGCAAAACCGGATACAACTGTCTTGTTGTACGGACCAACCATCAATACTGATGGGTTGCCGCCGGCAGTGTATGCCTTCTGCATAACGTCTTTCAACTGGGCTTCTGTGAAGTCACGCTGCGTGCCGTCACCACGCGCGTCGGAACCATCAACCGCAGTTGGGTTGGTGCCGTCGCCAGCTTTGTTTACGTTAGTCGCAACCCACGCACCCAAGCCAGCAGTTACGCGACCAGCAGAAGCTGAGCCAGCGGAACGCGCTGTGTTGCCTGTGTATATGGTTTCCAAGTCACGCTTGATTTCCTTGCCGCGCTTAGCCATTTGGTACGCAACTTCATCGTTACGGCCAGCAAGATCTTGAGCGTTCAAGTTGTCAGCAATGATCATAGTACGACGGCGGATCTGCGTGTAGTTGCCGATACGAACTGTCGGGTTTGTAGCATCGAAAGAGGCAACATCGTCGCCGTCGATTACTGGCGTAACGTCTACATCAGAAAGTGAATCAGTCTGCCACTCAAAAAATGTGTTCGATACGTTCTCAGATCCGACGTTGGACTGAAATGGAGTTTCTTCTGGTGCGATATTTGATATTACATTTGCAAGGCTTTCGCGAATTCCCTTGGCCGAAAAAGACGTAAATGTGTTTGCGATGATAGTCATGGTATACTGCTCCTATAGCAAGGCTTTGATTGCGGCCGCTGCATCTGCAACACGGCCAGATTTACGTGCGCGGTTTTGCGCTTCTTGTGCTGGTGAGGCTCGCTTGGGCTGTGACGCTCTGGAACCCGACTTCAATGTCTTGGCGCGTGGCTTCTTAGGTTTAGCTTTAACCTCGTTTGCACGCGTTTCTCCACGATCATATAACATCGCTTTCCTCGCTAATTTCACAAGCGTTGCATTTGTCATCCCGCCGACGTCTTGATCCGAAAACCCTTCTTTGAGTAGGAAGTCCCTAATTTGGGTTGCTTCCGTTGCCGCAACTTTATTGTCACGCCACTCAGGAATGATTTCGGGCAAAACTTGACGCTGCTGATCAACGTATGATTGCTGCCATTTTTGCTGCTGTTGAAGCGACAATTGCTGCATTCTTTGCTGCTCAGTCTGGACGGCTTGCAATTGAGCAACGCGCTCGTCTTGCTGCTTCCGCCACTGACGTTCTGCCTTCGCTGCCATTGCAGGGTCTGCATCATACAGAGTGTCCCAGTCCGGCTCCTGTTCCGCTGCCTGATTAATACGCTCTGCCATTGCTGGCAGTAGTTGCGCATATTCAGCACGCTCACGCTGCATCTCTTGAAACTCGGCTTCTTGGACCTTTCGGCCCTCTGCGAGTTCTTGAGTTTTACGCGTGTAGTCCTTTTGCCGAAGAAATCCGCTGCGCAGCTCTTCAATGGTTTTCTCTTCACCATCGACATCTATTGTCGAGGATAAATCAAGAGTTCCATCTCCGTCGCTGTCTTCGTATTCATCGTCATCCAGATCGCTTTCTGATCCCTCAACGGGAGAATTATCAGCTTCCGCTTCATATTCTACCTCCTGATCTTCCGGCATTTCGGCTTCCTCTACTTGCGTAGTTTCGGCCATGAGCGCATCATCTGTCGCTACGTTATCCTCGGAGGGCGTAAGCATACTTTTGATTGCATTTTGAGCGCTGTACAGGTCAGTCCCTTGCGGGGTGCTGTTATCTGACATCTCTTATTCCTCTATTATGCTACTTTTGGTTTCGTTTTTCAATAGTAGCGTTATCAACCATGCTGCGTAGCGACTGACGTAATAAGTCCACACCACACAACTTCATATAGACACCTTCACGGGTATCCGCTTCACTGACACCCGTTGCTTTGAACTGGGTCCAGCAATCCGCCTCTATTTCCTCAAGAAACCGAAGCAAATCTGGATCAGAGAGCAAGCGCTTAGCCTGCTCCCCGTCTACAATCATTTGATGTTTAGTCTTCACTTACAGCTCCCGTGATAATGTCCGCCTGCGCTTTCATTACCTCTCGGTTGATCGCCATCTCAGATCTGATCTGTGCGACGTCAAGCTGTGTGCCATACTTAGCCTTCAACTCTTCAGCCTTGATGCGGATCTCTGCCTCAAGTTCGTCACGCTTGCGATCGTCTTCCATAACCATCTTCTGGCGATCAAGCTCTAGCTCTGCCGCCTTCTTCTGCATGTCAGCTTGGATCGACTGGATCTGAACCTGCACAAGCTGCTCTTCAATAGTTGGCTCTTTCGGACCCTCTGGCGGTGGCTGATACTGCGCAGGGTCTCCCCAGAATTGCGATGTATCCTTAAAGCCGGCGAGAACGGTCATCTCTTTCAGCGTGTTGCTCAGCTTCGTAATGTCAGTCAACGGGTTCTGTGGACCCATTGTGGACATCGCTTCTTTCTGCATCTCACCAATCTGACGTAGCATCATCATACGCTCAGTGTCAGATCCACGGCCCAGTGCCACATTCACTGAGACGTCCATCGACGTGTTCCAGACTTTTGGGTCCATTTCCACAAAATCGTTATTCAATCGAACCATGCGCGCCTTATCTTGGTGCGTGGTGATGTTGTGCAAAACAAGCTCATACAGACGCTTAACACCCGTCTCAGCGAATACTCTAGCAATCATCTCAATGTGTGCCTGTGCGGAGCTTACAGTGGCTGCTACGGCAGTTGCTGTGCTTGATTGCAGAGCGCCAGCGTCAAGACCCATAGACGCCTTGGAAATACCTGTGCGGGCCTCTTTGATTTCGTCCATGTACTGCAAGACAGGGAACGCTTGCTGCCCGACGAATGGAGTGGTGAGCGGCTGTACTTGGCCGGCGGCACGCTGACGGACGATGGCACCCATTTCGGTGTTCATA